GTCTCGGAAACCTTTCCGTACAAAGTAATACGTGTCGAAAAGGCCGAAGCTGATGATATTATTGCCACACTCTCAATAGATAAATCTCGTTCTGGCGAAAGTGTGATGATAGTTTCCGCTGATAAAGATTTTGTGCAATTGCAGAGATTTGATAACATCAGACAATATTCACCATTTATGAATAGGTTCTTGAATCATCCAAATCCTTTGGAATTTTTAAAGGAACATATACTACAGGGCGATAGAGGTGATGGTGTACCAAACTTCTTATCAGCCGATGACACATTTGTTTCCGATAAAAGTCAGAAACCAATTCGCAAAGAGAAACTTGCAACTTGGCTCAAGTCTGATCCAAAAACATTTTGTGATGATATAATGTTTAGAAACTTTAAAAGAAATGAACAAATAATTGATCTTACAAAAATACCAGAAGATATAAAGGATAAGGTTAGACAAAATTATTCGTCATACATAATACCTAGTAGGAATAAATTATTTCCATATTTTGTCGAGAATCAATTAAATTTGTTATTGGAGGATATCAATGACTTCTAAAATAAGAACTGTGGGTGATGTGATAGATGCGGTAAGGAAAGAAATCAAAAAGGCAGACAAAAAGAAACTTCTCAAAGAACATGATACACTTGCATTAAGAACATTACTGAGGCTTCAATTTGATGCAAATCCGATTGTTAAGCACGATTTGGCCGAAGGTGTACCAGAAGGTTCCATAAAGTCGTGGCCACATGAAGAGGCGCCTGCCAATCTTTCGACTATATATAAAGAGTACAAGAATTTTTTGTCTGCTAATACTCACATGACCAAAGTTAAAAGAGAAATGAATTTTTTAAAAATTTTGGGCAAATTGAATACTAGAGATGCAACAATATTAGTCAGTGTAAAAGACAAAAATCTTGACTTGGGTTTAACGAAAAAGGAATTACAATCAGTTTTTCCTGATACCTTTTTTTAGGATTTTATGTCGAAGAAAAATATTCTAAGGTCGGTTTCTAAATTTGTTTTTCATTTGTCTTTGTTTTTGCTGACCTTTCATTTTACGTTTTACTGCTTTTCACTGTTCATTGATTTAAGCGAACCATTGCCCAATTCTGGAGTTGCAACAGACGCTATAAAAAGAAATCCTGTCATACACGAAATTTTCAGTAAAACTAGATGGTCGGAAGTTAGACCATGTGCTGAGTACATAAATGAAATGCAGCAATTTGATAAGGCCAAATCTTGTTCAAATTTAGCATTTGTATCGGAATACAACAAAACATTACCGGATAGTGTTTCAACACCACCTAGATGTTTTGTGCTTCCACATGGCTCACCTGATGTATTCTTCAGTGAAGAAAATTACATGAATTTTAGTCCGATAAGAATCGGTAATATGGGCTTCTTATCCATAGTAGGATTATATCATCCTGAAACCGAAACAATATTTCTTGTGGAAAATTATGATATAGCAAAGGTGTATAGACATGAATTGCAACATTATTTTCAACATAAACTTGACCCTCAATTATTAAAGCATAATCATAAAGGTTTAGTATGGAATCTTTGCGAACCTAAGTATTATACGACTTCACAAGAACAAATAAATTTATATAAACAACAACTACACTTGATTAGAAATCAATAGTGTGTTATAGTTAAATTAAGTTTACAAGAATAGTATTTAATACTATTAAGAAAAAAAGTTGAAATGAAAGTCTCGAATTTTAATAAATAAATGGAGATACATTGTATGCCAACATACGATTATCAATGTCAACAATGCCTACACACTTTCGAGGAGGTTTTAAAAATCGATGACCGCAATCTACCTACTTTGTCTCCTTGCCCTCAATGTAACACAGAACAATCAATACTGCTTATCGTGGGTTCGCCACTAATAGCAGATCCAATTCGTATCGGTGTAAAAAAGCCTCATGGAGCATTTACTGAAAGAATGCAGGAAATGAAGAAGAGGCTAGGTCCAAAGGCAAACATTCAAGTATAAATGAAAAACGATAATAACTACCTAAAGTACAACCTAGAAGATATTGATTTATCTGAATTTGAAAATATTGAAAATGCTGAAATTGAAGATAGATCAATTAAAATAGAAGATAAGAGAAGACGACAAAAAAAATTATTGAGGCGCATGTACGATTTAAAGTTCATAGAGCCAATAACAGAAAATCAAAAATTAGCATTTGAACATTGGTCAAATGATAAAAATTTGTTATTATTTGGTGCCGCAGGGTCCGGTAAAACTTTTTTGGCAATTTATTTTGCACTAAAAGAATTAAAAGCTGGAACCGTGAACAAAATTTATATCGTCAGAAGTGCCGTTACTACTAGAGATCAGGGATTTCTTCCTGGTTCATTAGCAGAAAAAATGGCTCTGTATGAAATGCCATATAGAGATATTTTTAAACACATGACACTAAGAGCCGACACCTACGATATACTGAAAACAAAGGGATATTATGAGTTTATGTCAACTTCTTACATAAGAGGTTTAAACATAGACGATGCAATCATAATATTAGATGAAGCACAAAACTGTACATTTCATGAAATAGATTCTCTGTTGACACGAGTTGGTAAAAACACAAGATTGATATTATGTGGTGACACTGCACAAAATGATTTGCAAATGCATAAAAAGATGGAAACTGGTATTAATGAACTGATATCTATTGTACATGATATGGAAGAGTTTGGTTGTGTAAAATTTACAATAGATGATATCGTAAGATCAGGCTTTGTAAAGAAATATTTACTTGCAAAAATGCGACTAGGTGTATTATAATCACCTGTCATTTATCATATTGGAGTTTATTATGTTGGTGATTATGTTTGGTCACAGAATGTATCGTGGCAAAGATACTGCTGCATTACATTTGATAGAGAAGCACGGATTTAAGAGATTTGCATTTGCCGATGCGCTTAGACACCACGTTGGCAAATTGTACAATATGTCTTGGGAACAGTTGAGCACAGAACTTAAATCCGTGGTTGATACAAGATACAATCTTACGCCTAGACAAATATTGCAAGATTTTGGCAGAGAGCAAAGAAATAGAGATCCACATATTTGGGTTAGACAGGTTTGTGAAGAAGTCAAAAATTCAGGGCTCAATAAAGTTGTAATAACAGATTTTAGATATCCAAACGAATATTATTACACCAAAAAGTCACTTGAAGATTGTAATGCAAGAATAGTTACTATAAGAATAGATAGACC